TTTTTAAAGCAAATAGCCCCCCATTTATTCGGCTGACAATAGAATAGATCTAGTTTATCATCACGCTATGATCCTGTGATGTTCATTAGGTTACCTATCCTTTGTGATATGGGGACCGACCCTTAGACAAGACTCATTAGTCGGCGTATTGTTTAAACTTTATAGTAAGGAAGTAATGATCCCTTATGTTCACTTGAGAATTCTTGTTGCACACCTATTTAGTTGATCCTTTACTAACCGATGTACTTAGTGTAGCGCCTCTCCCGCGGCGAATAATACATGTTTTAAAGTACGTAAGTAAGTTTACTCTCTTTATTGAGTAGTGAAGTAAAGCTTTTGTGTCGAAGCACAATTGGATTACCAATTTTGCGGGCCTCTCGTGAATTGGTTTCTATGTGCTTGTCGTTTTCACTTTCATGAAAATGTCAGGCCAAGGAACTTTAGTCACCTGTAATAATAGTATCGTGAATAACAAAGAGGTTCACGTTTGCTCTACGGAGAAATATTACTCTTCTATCACATTAGTTGATAGCATACCCAAACACTTCTTTTGGGTTAAGGATTGTCGCATTTTATGTACCAGTCCTTATGTTTCTCAATCTGAAACTTCTGATCTTAAGCGAGTTTGTCGAGCCAAATTTATTGGTAATATATTAGCTTCTAGAAAAGAAAAGATTAAGAATATGAGGAAGAACGGAAATCAACTTAACATTCCAAAGAATCCTTCTAATAAAAAAGTTGTTAAACAACCTAATGTTGATTATGTTTACCAATCTCTAGTTGAAACGTTATATCCCGCCAGTATACTTGATTTGGCCAAAGACAGATTATTATATTTGAAAGCTGGAGCCCATACATCTAGACTTATGGAAGTTCTAGAGGTTGTTGGCGCTTTAGCTATAACTTTACCTGCCTTGGATACTCCTGCACAAGTTGCCGCTCAAATTGTTTTATCATTAAGAGCTCTAACAACTGGTAGTCTTTGCGAGCAAATATTAGCTCAAGAGGATACTATCAGGTGGTGTAAGGATTTATTTGGATACAATATTTTTGTACAACAGACTGAAGTTTTAGGCGAGAACACGGCTGGTGTCGGATGGTTAAGTAAAATTCCTAGTCTTTGTGAAAATTGGGAATCTTTACGCAATGCTCCCGTTTTTTCCAAAATTTCCGCTTTGATCTCAGTTGCGGCAACTGTTGGATTGTGTTCTGTTACTGACCTTCAATGGTCTGTACGCGGTATAGATCTTTTCCGCATTGGTACTATGTCAAAACACAGCACAGCATTGGATTTAGTTGGAGCCGTTTTGGATACTGTTGTTTATTTTATTGAAGGTGGATTTGAATGTTTTAGACAAAAATCTTTCCGTCCCTTGTTCTTTTCCAATGATGATAGTAAGTCTTTAGATGAATTGTATTTTCCTCTCTTAGAATTGCACGAACATGCTATGATTTTTAATTTGCATGATAAAAAGGTTACTATAAAAGGAGAACTTAGAACTGTTACCGATATCGAATATAGTCAGCTGTTGGATGAAGCTCTTGAGTTATCTGAAAGGTGTTTTAAGTCTGCGAAGGGCACTTGGCAACAAGGTTTTTTGGAAAGGCGCATTGATGTTTTACGAAAGAATCGTGCCGCTTATCAGGCCAAACGAATTGATGGATCCATGCGCTTTGCTCCTTTCACAATTTATATTTGGGGAGATTCTGGACGTGGTAAAACTACTATTGCTCAAGTAGTTATGGCCGATTGTTTGGCGGCTTCGGGTGTTGATCCGGATACTAAAAATACTGCTATTATAAAAGAGTCAGACAAATTTGATTCTACTTTGAAAGGCCATACTACGGGTATCTTTTTTGATGATCTTGGGAACACTAAATCTGAGTTTCTAGATAAGGCTCCTACTGAACGCATTATTGATATTAATAATAATATGATTACTTACGCCAATAAGGCTGATTTACATGAGAAGGGAAAGATCGAAATTAGACCTCGCATTTTCGTTATTACATCCAATGCCCCTTTAGCTCAACATGCCAATACTGGATCCATTTGTCCTTATTCCGTTGTCAGGCGTGCTGATGCTCATTTAGAAGTGGACGTTAAGAGAGAGTTTGGTTTACAGGATGGACGCCTTGACAGCGCTAGAGCTCTTGAGGCTTTTCCTGGAACTTCACTCGTTAATGATATTTGGGCTATTAACATATATACACCTTTAGACAGGAGACATGGTGGTAATAGTTCTCATTTGCGACATATTGATGGAATCATGAACTGTAGACCTCGCTCTATTGACGAAACCCTTAGATTTTTGACTACTAAATGTAAACAACATTTTGAAAATCAACGCAATTTGATTGCGAAAGGTGAGGGTTTGGTAGCTTCTCGTAGATATTGTACTGCTTGTAATTTGGCTCATAATTTGTGCGCATGTGAAGCAGCAGACGAAAATCAAACTTCCGTCGTAGAATCTT